CCTGTAGTATTTGAAGAAGTTGACTTAGAAGAATCGCCAAAGTATAAGTTATACCACAACACATTCTCTGGTGCTGTACAAGAAGCGCAGTCAGTTGCCGAGCAAAGTGGCTTTGAAGTAGACTCTGATGATTGGGATAGTAAAGTTGCTACGGGACCAGCTAAGCCTAAGAACGGTAAGACCAACACCTACTCTATTAAACTGACCAAGAACGGTAAGTCTGTTAAGCAATCTCTTCAGATTCAAGTTTATAATATGGGCGCTAAGTACGAGCTTAACTGCTACATACAGTAAAATATAAATACTACATAACAACACAAAAATCAAGGAGAATTACCAATGGCACTATGGGGAAAAACAGACGAGCTAGCTTCCGTACCGAAATGGTTGGAAACAGATGCTAATAACACAAATCTTTCAAACGATGCTGATAACGCAGTATTTATTGACTTATCAGAAGCTGCTGTAACTGCTAACCGCGCAAAGGGTCTTAAGACTCCAGGTTGGAATCTATATAGCAATGCTGGTGGCCGTCATCGTTCAGAAGTTCTTGTAGCAATGAAGATGTCTGCTGCAGATGCTGGTGATGCTGGTATCGGTGGTTCTGGCGACGATTCAATCGCTGCTGATATCGCTTTCACAATTGACATACAACCTGCTAATGCTTCGGTTGCTGCACCTGCGCCGCATACATTCAGCGTTGTTGCTACAGTTACAGGCGCTGCTACTATCACTTATCAATGGCAGACAGACGCTGCTGGCGGATCAACCTTTGTTGATGTTGTAGGCGCAACTGACGCTACATTGACAATCGCTGATTCAACTGGACTTGACGCTGATACATACCGTGTGATTGTTAGTGCAACCGTTAGTACTGGTGAAGTTCTTACACCAATTACTTCTTCTGTTGCAACGCTTACAGTTACTTAAGAGATATAATATAATATGATATTAACAGAATCAACCTTTCTGTTGTTTGCGTCTAAACATTATGATAATCCTCAGTGCTCTGATATTGTAGAGTTTGAGGAAGATTTAAAGCGATTCCAGTACCTGCGCAAACTTTTTGGCAGATACAGGCAAGATGCGGACCTTAAGGAAAGGTTGATTCTTAATCATTTGATTATTATATATAATGTGTTTGGGCCGTCAGCAACAAATATGCTGTTTATGAAACTTCACGAGTTTCATGATTGTCTAAAACCGTTTGTAGAATACTTAAATTATATGCCTCAGATTATTCAATATGACGATGTAACTTTAAGTACAGATAATATCGTTGCAGACGCATCCATAGAAGAATTACTCGAAGGAATATGACGCATGATCGTCGATCTATTTTTAGTTTATCAATTTATCCGTAGGTTAGCTACTCCATTTATAAAATGGGATGCTTTCAAAGAAGGTGTAATTGATAAAGATGGAAAAGTACTAATAAAGAAAAAAGATCGTGATCCTATACAGAGGAAGGCTTTTGGTCTTTTTGATGTGATGGTTGCTAATCTTAAGAAGCTATTAGGAAAAATTCCTGGTGGTAGTTCTTCAATAGCTTCATATGCTGCAGCATTATTCTTAATTAAAGAATACAAAGTCTTTACAGATGAATCAATGCTTAATGAAGATATGACTGAAGAACAATTAGAAGAATCATTATCTATATTTAATGACCTATATGTCAATTATATCACACTTTCAGAAGCTGTCAACAAGAATATTGATATTAATCCTGAATTAGACGAAGAACCTACTAATAACGTAAGTAGCGGTAATATTGCTGGTATGGATGCTGGTCATATGACTAAGAAGGGTCAAAAGAAATGGACCTCTTCTAATACTAAATCTAAGAAGAAAAGATTAAGAGACATAGTAAATATTGGAGATCTTAAATGATTACATTACAACAATTCAGTGCAATGATTCCGAAAAACAAGGATGCTAAAGCTTGGTTTGAAGCTGCTCTTCCTATGTTTGAGCAATATGAAATCAATACACCGAATCGAATTGCAGGTTTCATGGCACAATGCGCTCACGAGTCATTAGACTTTACTGCGTTAGAAGAAAATCTGAACTATAGCGAAAAAGCATTAAATTCTGTTTTTGGTCGTTATTTTGGAAAAGGAAAGAGAAATGCTAAGGAATATGCTAGGAAACCTGAAAAGATTGCTAACTACGTATACCAAGACGAATTCAGATCTTCACGTGGCGCTCTTGGCAATACCTTATCCGGCGATGGCTGGTTGTTTCGCGGACGTGGCATTAAGCAACTTACAGGTCGAAATAATTATGCAGCATTTGGAAAGACAGTTGGAATTACAGCAGACGAAGCAGCAGAATACGTAGCAACACCTAAGGGTGCTATGGAGTCTGCGTGTTGGTTTTGGAAAACTAACAAACTAGCTCGTTTTGCTGATGCAGACGACAATCTAGGGTTGACAAAGGCTATTAACGGTGGTACAATAGGGTTAGAAGATCGTAACCGCCGGTATAAAGATGCTAAGGCTATTCTAGGTGGAAGTGATATTCCAGTAACAAAAGCTACAAGCGCAAGCAAGAGAACATTACGAAAAGGCATGAAAGGTGATGATGTTGCAGAAATGCAGAAGGCACTCGGTATTGCATCAGATGGTGATTTTGGTTTCGGTACACTAACTAGTGTTAAGAAATGGCAGAATATCAATGGCTTAGTCGCAGACGGCATTGTTGGTCCAGCTACACAATCAAAGTTACTTGGTTAATAAATAGTACTACATAAAACAAATTAATAATCCAAAAGGAGAGAAACATGTCTTTAGAGAAAATTGTTGCAGAAGCAATGGCAGGGCGTCCACTAGAAATGAAAGAAGCCTTTGCAGAAGAAATCGAGTCACGCATTCAAGATCGTCTTGAGGAAAAATACGTCGAAATCATGGAAGCTAAAAAAGATGACATGGAAGACGAAGATGACATGGAAGATGAAGATGAAGAAGACGATGAAGACGAAGACGAAGACGAAGATGACAAGTAAGTCGTTTTAATCTTATGCCTTCATTTTTATATGTCGGAATGATTCTCATGGTAGTAGCAGGCGGTGGCGCTTGGTACTACAAGTCTACTCAGGCTACTATCATGGAATTAACTGCTTACAATGCGCAATTAACTGCAAATGTAGAGCAGATAGAACAAGCCAATCAAAATAATATTAATACTATTGCTCAAATGGAAACAAACTTTGAAAAACAGCGTGAAGATTTTCAAGCGTTGCAACAAAGTTACAGTTTAATCCGCGAACAAAATAATCAACTTCAAAACAGATTAGGTAAGCACGATATTGGTGCATTAGCTGCAGCAAAACCTGCCTTAGTTGAAAGAGTTATTAACACGGCATCAAATAGAGCATTCAGATGCTTTGAGTTAGAATCTGGTGCACCTTTAACAGACAATGAAAGGAGCGCTACGAATGGTAAAGCATTTAATAGTGAATGTCCTTGGATTTATGATGATTTTATCACTCGCGGCGTGCTCGTCGAATCCAGTACAGCCACCAGCGAAGATAGTAACTAACACCGAATATGTCACACCACCCCAACCTATAGTAACACTACCAGATACTCTTGAACTAAAAGAGATAGAGTTTATTATTGTTACTCCTGAGAATATTGAAGAAGTACTCACAAATTTAAAAGACGATAAAGTTTTGTTTGCCTTAACTGCAAAAGGTTACGAGGATATTGCTTTGAATTTAAGCGATATTAGAGCATACATTCAGCAGCAAAACCAAGTAATTTTATTATATCGGAAAGTTTGGGATGAATAAATAATAGCAGATAATAAATTAAAAGTATAAGCACATTAACCTTGTAGTATTTTATTAGCTAAAATCTGCAAGGTTTTTTCGCTTTAAACGGAGAGTATCGTGACTGACCAGAATAATAGTTTGCAAACGGATGTTGCACTAATTAAAAAAGACATTAAACAAGTCGAAAGATTTTTTGTAAAATTTGACAGCGCATTAAATTCAATGACTGAAATTGCCACTCAAGTTGCTGTACAAGGTGAGATACTTAAAAACACAGTTGAAAAACTTGATGGCGTAGATGAAAGGATTGCTTTAAACAAGAAAGAAGATTTAAGTAACTATAACACTATCAATTCAAGACTTGAAGAGTATCGTAAATCCGCGTATGCAGATCACGAAAAGCTTGCCGCGGAAAGTAGACAAAATCGTAAAGAACGTAACGAAGAAATTATGACACAACTTGCTAAGATGAACGGCGCTTTAGAAGCAAGACTTGTTCGATTAGACGATCGTATTAAGTTGCTTGAGCAGTGGAAATGGTACATTATGGGCCTCGGCGCAACTGTTATTGTTATCGTAACTAATATCGAATGGAGTAAATTTTTAGGTTGACACCTGACGCGTATTAGTGTATAATGTATCTATAACATTCTATATAATGTAATCATGTATTGACATCATAGCATTTATGTGCTATAATGGTTTTATGTATTGAACTTGTGGACACTTTATAATATGGCAGAATTTATTGATATTCAATTTGCTCAGATGCTTTCTGGTCGTCTTGATCACTTCAAAATAAAACATACAAATCCTTACAAAATCAACTTTCGTTGTCCTATCTGTGGCGATTCTCAAAAGAATCGTTCAAAGGCTCGTGGTTGGTTGTTAGAGCGTGATAACAAGTTCTCATATTACTGCCACAATTGTGGTGCAAGCCATAGCTTCAATCACTTTCTTAAAACAGTTGACCCTCTATTATATAATGATTATATTGCTGAAAAGTTTGTAGCAAACACAACTGTTAGAGATACCAAGAAAGAACAGCCAGTTGAGCAATTTAAAACTAGAGCTCCTGTGTTCAGTAAAGATCCCCTCAAAAAACTCAAAAAGATTAGTCAGTTAGCATACGATCATCCTATAAAGAAGTATATTAATAAACGAATGATACCTACTAATCATCACTATCGCTTATTCTATGCTCGTCACTTTATGACATGGATTAACGAGATTATTCCAAACAAGTTTGATCCAGCAAAAATCGGCAAAGATGAACCAAGATTAGTAATACCTTTCTTAGATGAAAACGGTAAAGTCTTTGGTGTGTCTGCGCGTGGTTTTAATCCTAAGGGAATCAGATATATAACTATTATGTTTGATGAAAGACCAAAGATCTTTGGTCTAGATAAAGTTAACTTAGATCATCCGTATTATATCGTTGAAGGTGCTATCGATAGTATGTTCCTTGAAAATGCTATCTCTATGAATGGCGCTGAAGGCAACGGCAACTCTGCAAATGAAAACGCAATTTATGTGTTTGATTCAGAACCCCGCAACAAAGAAATACACAAGCGTATGGAAAAAGTAATAAAGAATGGTTACAAAATTTGTATATGGCCTGAGAACCTACCAGGTAAAGATATTAACGAACTGCACTTGGCTGGATTAAATGTAGAAAAGCTAATTGAAGACCACGTATATCAAGGCTTGCAGGCAGAATTAAAATTTACATCATGGAGAAAAACTTGATTAGAGCTATATTAGCACA